GTGTAGGAGTTACGACGTAGTCCGTCCGATCCGTCAGACGCGGTTGTGTCAGTCATCGGCGTAAGGGGTGTAGGCGGGTGCTGGCGGGTACTTGAGGCCAATGCCCTGAAACCCGCGCAAGCCCATGCCGTTGCGCCATTTGTCCAAGCCCCGGTTGAGCAGCAGATCGGCAAAGCGCTTCTGCGAACCGGTGAATTCGCCTGCTGCCTCGGCCCACGGCTTCCAGTCGTTGAACAGTTCTGCCGTCAGCGACTTGGCGTTGGCCTCGCGCACGCAGCGCTCATCGAGCCAGCGGCCCAACGCATCCTCGGCTTCGAAATACTCCTCGGTGGCATCCACCACCCGCTGCGGTGGGGAGAGTCGTCCGTGGCGCTGCCAGTCAAGGCAGCCCTGCACGGCCCACGCGAGGATGCCGTCACGTTCGGCCAGGAGCTTCTGCTGCAGGTTCTTGTCTCGGCGCTCGGGCGGGACGGTGATCGTGAAAGGGATCAGATGCAGCCTGCGTTTCATCGCCTCGTCGATGTTGCGAATGGCGGGCTTGTGGTTGCCCGCCACGAACAACTTGAATTGCGGGAAGAACTCGAAGAAGTCCTGGCGCATGAAGCGCGCAGAGATCTTGTCGCCACCGGTGAGGTTCTTGAGCTTGGACTCGGCCCAGCGTTTGCCCTGTTCAGTTTCGATGGCCGCCACGAAGCGTGCGCCACGCAGTCCCGCCATATCGGTCGGGTGCCGGTCGGTGCGCGTCTCCATGAAGGTGTCCATCGGCGCATTGGTCGCGTAGTCGCCCAGGATGGTGGCCAGCGTGTTGACGAACACCGACTTGCCGTTCGCGCCTGTGCCGTACAGGAAGAACAGCGCGTGCTCCTGCGTCGATCCGGTCAGCGCGTAACCGACCATCCGTTGCAGGTAAGACTGAAGTTCCTTGTCGCCACCCGTGACCTCGTCGATGAACTGTCTCCAGGTCGAGCAGTCGCCGCTGGGTGTGGCTGTGGTGATCTTGGTCATCCGGTCAGCGCGCTCGTGGGGGCGCATCCGACCTGTCTTGAGATCGACCACGCCGCCCGGCGTGTTGAGCAGCCACGGATCAGCATCCCATTCGTCGGTGGTGGCCGCGTGCCTGCGGTCAGCACGCGCCAGGCGCTCCACACCGCCGACCGTTCCTGCGCTGGCTAATTTGGCAGCGACCTTGGGGTTGTCGGCGCGCACAGCCGTCTGGCGGCAGACGCTGCGGATCAGGTCGGTGGCCGCCAGCGTGTCCTCGGTGCGCCAGCGTTGCCCGTCCCACACCAGCCACTTGCCCCAGCCAGCCACGTAGCGCCAGTCACGGTGGTAGCGGCGCGTGAAGGACAGCGCCAGCGCGTCCTCCGTACCCCAGACGGATTCGTCGCTGCTGACCACCGGATCAACGTCGTCGGCCACGTCGTGCATCTGCAGGCGCGGGCCGTGGGTGAGGAAGGTAACGACATCAAAGCCCTCGGCGATGGCATCGGCCACGTCCCAGCCCTCGGCAGCCTCTTCGGGCGGATAGAGGACGTGGCAGGATTTGGCCCCCGCCGACAAGATGGCCTGCGCCGCCTGCGTGGCGTACTCCCAGCCCGGTTTGTCGCGGTCGGGCCAGATCAGCACAGCTTTGCTGGACAGCGGTGACCAGTCGGTCTTTTCGATCGGAGCGTTCGCGCCGTGCATCGCCGTGGTGGCCACGATGCCCGCGTCGATCAGGGCCTGCGCGCACTTCTCGCCTTCGACCAGCACCACCTGCGCGGTAGTGCTCATCCCTGGCTGGTTATAGAGCGGGCGCGGGTCGGGCGGTGCCATCTTGCGCCGCTTGGCATCCCAGGGCCGGAACTGCTTCTTCTGTCCAGGCGGGTCGTAGCGGTAGACGACGGCGATGAGATGGCCTTGGGCATCGAGATAGTCCCACTTCGCGGTGGCGGGGCCGAGTTCGTCGACGGGAGCATCCTTCTTGCTCCTGCGCGCCGGAGTCGCCGGAGCACGCCCGACCAGTTCGGTCGCGGTATCGAGCACGCGTGGGAAGTCGGTGTGCGCATCGATGCCGAGGTGGGCCGCGATCAGGGAGAAAATGTCGCCGCCGTCGCCAGTGGCGCGATCCGTCCACAGACCGGTCTTGTCACCAGTGAGCACGACTTCCAGGCTGTCACCCGGACTACCGAGCACGTCGCCGATCAGGAATTTGCCACCGCGCTTCTTGCCTGCAGGGAACAGCGTTGCCAGTACCGATTCCAGCCGCGAGAGCAATGCCTCGCGGATTGCATCGCGTTCGGCATCGAGGTCACGAGGAGCGGGCTTTTGCGTGTCGTTGAAATCAAGCATCCGCAGACTCCTCGCCAGACGCTTGCTGCCCGACGATCCACGCTTCCAGCTCTGCAGGCTTGAACCGCAAGAGCTTGCCGACGCGGTAATGGGGAATGCGACGCTGCTTGCGTTCCTTCGCTTGCGAGAGCCAGTACGAGGGCAGATTGAACATAAGTGCTGCCTGACGTACGTCGATCAGTTGCTCGCCGAGCACATGATTCAAGGTCGAAGTGTTCATGCTTGCGTCCTCCAGCAGCGGTCTTGCCACGCGCACATCCGGCACTCGAAGTGGGTCGGGTCATTGAAGGCTCGCTGCAGGAGTTCGCCCGCCTCGGTGGCCGTGATGACTTTCACCGCCCGATCCGACATGCGCTGAGCAAGCGCCGCGTCAAAGGGCACGAGCTCGGTGTAGATCGCCATCGTGTCGGCGTTGAGCGCAGTGAAGATCGCCGGATGCTCGTGCAGTTGGAGATAGGCTTGGTAAATCGCCACTTGCGCGGCGTAGATGGGCTTGGCTATGGCCAGCCCCTTTTTCTCCAGGTCGCTCCAGGACTTGTTGCCCAGGCACTTGCACTCCCAGAGCGCGGGATAGGCGAAGCCCTCGGGGCCCGCGACGATGACGCCGTCGACGTGGCCTTGCAGGCGACCGTCGGCCACCGAGAAACCGAACTGCTCACCGTCTGACTTGCGGGTGCGCAGGTCGAAACCCGCGTCCCGCAGCCACGCCACCATGCAGTCCTCCATGACATGGCCACGTTCGAAGATGCGCAACATCCGCCCCGGGGTGTCGCGCCCGTGGTCGATGGGCGCCTTGGCGTACTCGAACTGCAGCGCGCGCGCGCAGGCCACGCCCAGACGCGAGGCACCAAGGTACTGGCGCTCGGACTGGCGGGCGCGGGCCTGCTGTATCCCGGCGTCCACCCAGGCGGTGACCTGGCCCGAGATGCTCGATGAGGAGTTGAAGTCGATCATGGCTTCTTCCCCTTCGGTTCTTCCCAAGGCAGGTCGTCCTCCAGATCCGCGAACGGACTGGCGGCGTCGGGTGCCAACGGATCGGGTGCTGGCGTCATGCCCCGCACCGGTGGGTACTTGATGGCCTCGTGGTGCGCGACCATCGCGTCCGACCAGCAGGTGACGATGGCATCGATCACCCGCAGCGCTTCCGCTTCGGAGTAGTCGCCCAGCGGCTTGGTGAAGCCGATCTCGCCCGCTGCCTCGCCGAAAGCCTTGAGGCACTGGCGCATCGCGGCCAGCTCGACATCAGACGGATCGATCATGGCGACCCCCTTGATATCGGTTCGACCTTCCTTGGCTCGCAGCCAGTTGCCGTACAGCGCATGAAACGCGTTCTGACAGCGTTGCGAGCAGAACACCCAGTCGATGGGGTAGCGCCGGGGATTGCCGACACCGTGTCGGTTGTCGGTGTGGCCGAATCCCCGGGCCTGTCGTTTGCAGACCCAGCATTTCATCGCCCCCTCACTGAGCCCAAGACGGCTTGCCCGTCACGGGTGCGCGTTGCGGAGCCGGTGTCTGATACGCGGGGGCTGCCTGCGCCGGAGCGCCGGACGTGCCTCCGCCTGAAGCCTTGGTCGGCACACCCATCAACTTGGAGTAGTCGGGGTGGTCGGCTTCGACCGCAACCTTGACCACGTTGCGGTCTTGGCCCTTGCCATCCTTCTCGATGTCGACGCGGGCAAGGAACTCTAGGCCATCCAGTTCGTGGAAGCCCTGGATGCGGCGCGCGGCGGCGGCCTGCGGGCCGTTGTCCTGCGGGTGGACGTTGCGTGCGCTGTTCAGCGCGGCACGGATGAAGCTGCGCCCCATCTGGCCCCAGGTCGGCCCCTTCTTGGAGTGCAGCCCGATGTTCGACCACATCTTGCGTTTGGCGTGGTCGCCCGCTGTGACCACGAACTCGGCGGCGAGGTAGATCGAGCCGGTCTCGAAAGATTCGGTGGCGTAGCCGCCACCCCAGCCCTGGGAGGGGTCGTCATAGCCACCGGGCTTGAGTGTCATGCGTACCGGCACGATTGTCCCCTTGGGGATGAGATCGAAGCCGGATTGCTGGGCGTCGGCGTCGTTGAAGTCATTCCATGCGGTCATTGCGATTACTCCTGAGATTCGATGTGTGTGGTGGTGGCGGCGCTGGCAGGCGCGGCGGATGCGCCTGCGCACTTGGCGATCAGCGCGCCGAGATGCGGCGGCTCCAGCAGGTCGAGACGACCGCTGCGGTCTTTGGCCGGGAAGCCGTAGGGATT